GATAAATCACTTTTAATAGCAGCACAAGTGTCACAACAAGTGAAGAGTGCGCTTTTAATGAACAAAGTTAAAGGAAATATTAAGGTCAATATTGTAGATTTACCAGGATTTGGACCAACAAAGCAGGATACTATCAAAGATTTAGCGATTTTAACCGGAGCCGAAGTAATAAACGAAGAACTTGGGGATGATTTAGACGGAATATCACTAAATATTTTAGGAGAAGTTGAAAAAGCGGTTACAGACGACAAAAATACTATAATCACAACTATAGAAACCGCTAATGACGTGTCTGAAAGAATTAAAGAAGTGCAAAAGTTACATAAAAGTGAGAAAAACTCATTTTTAAAGAAAAAACTAGAACAAAGAGTAGCTATGCTTTCCGGTTCTGTAGGAATCGTCCGCGTAGGAGCTGATTCTAAGGTAGAACTGAAAGAAAAGAAAGATAGAGTAGAAGACGCAATATATGCAACTAAAGCCGCATTAAAGGAAGGTATTGTTCCGGGTGGTGGAATTGCACTGTTGAATGCTTCTCAATGTATCGAGCCTGAAAACGTTGGAGAAAAAATACTGCTAAACGCAATTAAGGCACCATTCGAAACAATACTATATAACGCAGGAATAGAAGACTATGAACTGCCAAATGTTAAAGGCACTGGTATCGATGTCATTACTGGAGAAATTGTAGATATGGTTGAACACGGCGTTATAGACCCAGTGTTAGTAACTAAATCAGCATTAAAGAACGCAATTTCCGTAATTAGCACTATAATCTCCGCAAATTGTGTAATATCTAATATAAGAGTAAATGAAGGCAGTTAATCATTATATTATAATAGATCCAATTAAGGAAGGACCGAAGAAAGTAGGTGGTTTGATTTTAACAGATGAAATCAACGAGGACAATAGATACTTAAAGGCTAAAGTAGTATCAATAGGGAACATGGTAGAAGGAGTAAAAGAAGGTGATACTATTTATTACGATAAACACGCTGGACATGGTATCCAGCATAAAGATAAATTTTACGGCGTTATAAAACAACAAGACGTCGTACTTATAGATTAGACCTAAACCATAAACAATAAACCTAAAACTTAAAACGACAATTAACCTAATTATTAACAAAAAAAAACAAATCAAAATGAAAGAAGTTTATTTGTACTTTCGTACACAATCTACTCTAGCAGATGACGATGATTCAGCTCAATCGTGTTGTATTCCTTTATCTAGTTTTAAAGGTATGCACCCAACAAGTGACACTGCGTTAACTATTTTTTACACGCCTCAAATCAGAAATGTATCTGACGGTCAAGATGGTAACGTAGCAAACAATGATTCAATTGTATTAACTGTTGGAACAAATGATCACAAAGACGCTATGGCTGCTTTAGCTAGATTATTTGCTGGGGCTGCTAATGGTGGTATCCATCATGACGGATTTATTGTAGTTGCTGATGATTTATCAAGCACTTACGCTGTATCAGAAGTTACAGCTGTTGGAGCGATCACGCCTGCTGCTGCATTATCATAGTAGATGCGATTAACCGCGCAGGATCTGCGTGAAATGAATATCCTTAAGTATTACAGGCTCACACGAAAGTGGGCTTGTAAGACTTACGGATTAACAGATGCAGATTTAGAATTATTAATTTATTTAGATTGTAAAGGAAGATTTACACGACAAGGTTTTAAGGATGGTACTTATACCATGAGTTGGGATAAGAACCGTTGGGAGAAACTAAGAAGGTTAGGTTGGATAGAAACCTGGAGGCACAGAAACAGAACAACAATAAAGTACTCGGTATTTAAAACATCATTCAAATGTTCTCAGTTAATATCTAGAATATATAGAGTATTGTTAGGTGAAGAGGATTTACCAGTATCAGAAAGAAGTACTTTTTATAATAATAAAACATATACTGACAAGGTTTTTAATAAATCTATAGATGATATGATAAAAGATAAAGATAGGTAATATGGCATTTAAACTAGGATCATCACGTGGACCACTACTTGATAGAGGACAAGTCAATTCAAAATTGTCTTTTAAGGAAGATGACGGATCTATACCAGGAACACCTGTATTACGTAGAGATCTCGATAAAGGTATATTAGGCGAAGCTAATAACGATGGGTCTATATTTATAAGTCATGAAGTTGAACCAGGAAGCGAGCAAGAACGACATGTTATAATGCATGAGATGATACATATAAAAGATATGAGATTAGGTAAATTAGCATATAGTGATGATTTTGTCAAATGGAATGGGCAATCTTACCCTAGAAAAGATGGAAAAATACTATATAATAACGAGTGGGTGCGAGAAGGGAGTAAAGACTTTCCTTGGGAAAAAATGCCTTGGGAATAATAATAATAAAAAAAACAAGAAATCATGGGAAAACCATTTAAATTAAGATCTGGAAATACTACGGCATTTAAAATGATGGGGAGTACATCTCCAGCAAAACACTCTAAGTACAACAACGCTGAAACAGCTAATAGCGCAACAAATAAAGCGGCAAGAGCACATGATAAGAAATTTGGAGAAGGTCACGCTAGTCATAAAGAAAAAGCAAAAGGAGAAGAAAGCCCGGTAAAAGACACAAATCCACACACGGGGATTAATCCACCGCACAAAGCTCATTCTAAATCCTTAAGTTCATCGAAAAAGGAAAGTACGTACGACAAGATAAAAGATGCTGCAACTTGGTTGATAGGAGGTCCAGGAGGTTATATTACAAAAAAAATATATGATTCAACAAAAGATAAATCAAAGAAAACAAATATAACTAAAAAAGATACAGATAAACTAGATGATAAAGTTGATACTAAAGCAACTCAATATCAGGAAGAGAAAGTAACTGATTTACCAGATCTAAAACAAAGAGAAAATCTCCAGAATCTTTCAGAAAATATCGAAAAAAAGAAGAAAACAAGAAGAAAAAAGAAAGAAACAGAAAAGAAGAAAAAATTCGATATCAAAGAAATAAAAAATAAAAATACAGACACGAAAGATACTGTTAAACCCGAGAAGACTTTTTTAGAAAAGATAAGAAAAAAATATCCTGAAGGAACCCCATTAGAAGAATAGTATAGTTGAAATCTAAAGAATAGTAAATTATGAGTATATTAGGAAAAATATTTTCAAGTGGAGCAACTGATTTAGTAAAAGGTGTAGGTGGAGTTATAGATAATTTACACACCTCTAAAGAAGAAAAACTTGAAGCTGAACAAAAAGTAAAAGAATTAGTAGCGTCTTACCAAGGTTCACTAGAAAAAGAAATCTCATCAAGATGGAATGCTGATATGAAATCAGATTCTTGGTTGAGTAAAAATATAAGACCAATGATCTTAGCTTTTTTAGTTGTATCTACAGTATTAATGATATTTATTGATGCTGGGGTTATTGCTTTTGAAGTAAAAGACACTTGGGTTGATCTATTACAATTAGTATTAATAACCGTGATCGGTGCTTACTTCGGTGGTAGATCACTAGAAAAAACAAAAAAATAATGAGTAAAATATACAAAAGAGTAAATCCGGTTATGCCGGCTAGTATACAGGCCGCGGCTTACGCGGACACTGAAATACTTTTTGACTGGCACAAAATAGATGCTAGAAAAGTATCTTCAATAAGTGGACTTCAATGTATTGTTAGAGGTACTAATGGAGCAGATCAAACAATGGTAGGTATTGATTTGTTCTTTGCAACAAGTCATATTCCAACGCCTAATGATGGCGTGAATGTTAGTGTAGACGTAGCGCCTACTACATTAGGAACAACAGGCGCTGCTATAGATACTCCAGGTTGGTTTAATAATATATGTGGACATGTGCCTATCGCGGCTGGTGACTTTAACGATGGAGATTTAATATATTTAAATATAGCTACTAAATCAGGTTTAGATATACCAGTTAACGGTGACTTATATGTAGCGGCTGTGGCTAAAGGTGCTTTAGATTTTAGAACCACAGTTCAAGTTAACGAATCTAATTTTGCGGCTGGAGCACAAACAGTAATAACACTAGACACTAAAGACGCGACTTTATTGTTTGCGCCTGGAGACGTTATACACGCTGTAGATGACGCTGTGCTTGGTACTATTAAAACTGTCGACTCTGCAACACAAATAACTTTAACAAAAGCAAATGTCGATGCGATAGAAGACGATGACGTGCTTTATAACATTAGCCCTATCACGCTAATATTATCGTGTGAGTCTTGGGGTGGATAAAATAAATAAAACAAATTAAATTAAATTAAATAAAATGGCAAAAAACACAAACAAGAAAATCAAGGAGTTGAAGGCTGAAAAACCTTCTAAAATTACAAACGAAGAATTAAATAAAGTACAATCAGTAATTAACGATATGAATAGAGCGCAGTTAGAGATAGGCTCTATAGAAACTAAAAAACATAGTTTATTACATCATATATCTATATTACAAGAACAGTTAGGTAAAATGCAAGTTGACTTCGAAAAGACTTATGGTACAGCTGACATTAACATTCAAGATGGTACTATAAATCATAAAGAAGATGTCAAAACTGATTAGAAAAATTACTGTAGGTAAAGACTATAAGAATGACGCTATGCATTACGCTGTTGGTCAAGAGGTTTATGGTGGACATACGATATCTGATATTATAGAAGAGAAAGATAAGTATTCTATTTATATTAGGAAAAATAAAGATGTGTTACCATGGAAGGACTTTAATAAAAACATGGCGGTATCTATAGAGTATAACTTAGAATACTAATGAAAGCGCCTTTTGACTTTGTTATAGAGCCAAAGGGAAGTAGATATAACAACACTACTAAAGTTGGGGATAAAGATCTTATATTAAATACTGAAATTTATAACCATCAATTTGTAAATAGAGAAGCTATTGTTAAATCAGTTCCCACAGCTTTTGAAACGGAGATAAAACCTGGAGACACCGTTATAACGCATCACAACGTGTTTAGACGTTGGTTAGATATAAAAGGTGAAGAAAAGAACAGTAGGAGTTATTTTGATGAAAATACTTATCTTGTAAAAGAAGATCAAATATTTTTATATAAAAGAAACGGAGAGTGGAAGGCTCCTAAAGGATATTGCTTCGTGCAACCTATAAAAGAAAGAAACTCATTAGAGATAAATAAAGAAGAATCTTGTGTAGGTATAATAAAATATACAGACGGAACGTATGAAAAAGAAGACTTGGTAGGTTTTATGCCTTTTTCTACGTATGAATTTAAAAGATTATATAGAGTTATTACTAAATTTATTACAATTAAATATGAATACCAAGGAAACGAAGAAGAATATAATCCAAGCTGGGCAGAAAGCAGTTGAAGAACTGATTAAAGTTGCAAAAGAACCTATTGTCGATAGTGACGATGATATATCAGCAGATAGATTGAAGAACGCCGCAGCTACTAAAAAACTAGCTATATTTGACGCATTCGAAATACTCACAAGAATCCAAGAAGAAGAAAACTTGCTTAAGGGCAAAGCACCTGAAGAGGCAGAGAAAAAAGTCTTTAAAGGATTCGCAGAAGGTAGATCTAAGTAATGTACAAGCAAAGTTTAGTTAACACGGTTGAACCGATAAAAAGAACCACTATTACCAGAATGAACAGAGGTAAGAAGTGGAAGTATGGTTACAATAAAGAACACGACTTAATTGTGTTATCACACAATGGAGTTATAGGTGAAATCATAGAGATACAAAATTTAATTATAGCGCTACCGAAACCACCTAAAGAAGTATACACGCATCCAAAGAATAAGTGGGTTAAGCAGGAATATCCTAAAGAGCTCCAAAGGATCAAAAACATATTCGATTGGAGGGGTTATCCGGAAAACAACAAAGAAAAATGGTACGATTATATAGATGAGGAATTTAAACGTCGAGAAGAGGGTTTCTGGTTTATGAATAATGGTAAACCAACCTGGATAACCGGTACGCACTATATGTATTTACAATGGAGCAAAATAGATGTAGGTGCTCCAGATTATAGAGAAGCTAATAGATTGTTTTATATATTTTGGGAAGCTTGTAAGGCTGATAAAAGATGTTATGGAATGTGCTATCTTAAAAACCGTAGATCTGGATTTTCATTTATGTCAAGCGCTGAAACGGTTAATCTAGCGACTCTAACAGGTGATGCTAGATACGGTATACTTTCTAAAACTGGATCAGATGCTAAAAAGATGTTTACAGATAAAGTGGTTCCAATTAGTATAAATTATCCATTTTTCTTTAAACCTATCCAAGACGGTATGGATAGACCTAAAACGGAACTAGCGTATAGAGTACCAGCTAGTAAGTTTACAAGAAAGAAAATAACATCTAATGAAAAGTTAGAAGACTTACAAGGATTAGATACAACTATTGATTGGAAGAACACTGGGGACAATAGTTACGATGGGGAAAAATTAAATTTACTAGTACATGACGAAAGTGGTAAGTGGGAAAGACCTGATAATATACTAAATAACTGGAGAGTTACAAAAACATGTTTACGATTAGGTAGTAGAATAGTTGGTAAATGTATGATGGGCTCAACTTCAAATGCGTTAGACAAAGGTGGAGACAATTTTAAAAAACTATACAATGCATCAGATGTCACTTCGAGAAATAGAAATGGCCAAACAAAGTCTGGTTTATACTCTTTGTTTATCCCAATGGAATGGAACTACGAGGGATTTATTGATGAACACGGACATCCAGTTTTCGATAATCCAGATCATGATGTCTTTGGACCAGATGGCGAATTAATCGACTATGGTATAATAGAACATTGGGAGAATGAAGCTGAAGGATTAAAATCTGATCAAGATGGATTAAATGAATTTTATAGGCAATTTCCAAGAACCACAGAACATGCATTTAGAGATGAAGCTAAGAATTCTATATTTAACCTAGTTAAAATATACGAACAAATAGATTACAATGAAGGTATTGGAAACTCTTCAGTTATATCAACTGGTAATTTCCAGTGGGTTAATGGAATTAAAGATACTCAAGTTATATTTTATCCAGATCCAAAAGGTAGATTTAAAGTAAGTTGGTTTCCACCTCAACATATGCAAAATAAGATAATTGTAAAAAACGGTGTAAAATATCCAGCCAACGAACATATGGGGGCTTTTGGATGTGATAGTTATGATATATCAGGTACTGTTGACGGTAAAGGTTCTAATGGAGCCTTACACGGGTTAACAAAGTTTTCAATGGAAGACGCTCCTCCAAATCATATGTTTTTAGAGTATGTAGCAAGACCTCCAACTGCTGATATATTTTTTGAAGATGTATTAATGGCCTTGGTGTTTTATGGGATGCCATTACTTTGTGAGAACAATAAACCTAGATTACTATATCACATGAGAAGAAGAGGTTATAGAGGATATTCAATGAATAGACCAGACAAACTATGGAATAAATTATCTGTAACAGAAAAAGAGATTGGAGGCATACCAAACTCGAGTGAAGATATCAAACAAGCTCACGCAGCTGCTATTGAAATGTATATACAAAATCACGTGGGTCATTTAGGGGATGGAAATTATGGAGATATATATTTCAATGAGACATTAAATGATTGGAGTAGATTTGACATAACAAAAAGAACAAAGTTTGATGCGACTATAAGTTCTGGATTAGCAATTATGGCCTGCAATAGACACTTGTATAGACCTAATGCTAAAATTGAAAAACCAAAATTAAATATAAGTATTGCTAAGTATTCTAACAAAGGTAATGCTTCAAAGATAATAAAGAATTAATATGAGACAATTTCCAAGTCAAGTTGTTAGTGATACTGAAAAAATAAGCTATGAGTACGGACTCAAAGTAGCGCAAGCCATAGAAGGAGAATGGTTTGATAAGGATAGTTATTCTAATAGGTACGTTCACAATAAAAATAGTTTCCGAAACTTAAGATTGTACGCTAGAGGAGAACAATCAATACAAAAGTACAAAGATGAACTATCTATAAATGGTGACTTAAGTTATTTAAATTTAGATTGGAAACCAGTTCCAATTATACCTAAGTTTGTGGATATAGTTGTAAACGGAATGTCTAATAGAACGTGGGATATAAAAGCCTATACACAAGATCCTTTTGGAGTTAGCAAGAGAACTGAATATATGGAAAGTATCATGGAAGACATGAGACAAAAGGAATTGAAAAATTTTATTAAAGACAGGTTTGGAATGAATCTCTTTAATACTCCAACAGAGTTATTACCTGATTCTCAGGAAGAATTAGATCTTCATATGCAAATAAATTATAAGCAAGCTATTGAGATCGCTGAGGAACAAGCATTAAATGTTTTATTAGAGGGCAGTAAATACGAGTTAATTAAAAAGAGGTTTTATTACGATCTTACTGTTTTAGGTATAGGTGCTGTAAAAACCTCTTTTAATACATCTGAGGGTGCTAAAGTAGAATATGTTGATCCTGAAAATTTAGTATACTCATACACAGAATCTCCATATTTTGAAGATTTATATTACGTTGGAGAAATAAAAACAATACCTATCAACGAATTAGTAAAAGAATTTCCACATTTAACAGAAGAAGATTTAAAGGAAATTACCTCAAAACACTCTAGAAAAGCAAATAATTATAGTAATTATCGAGACAGTCGTAATGATAACGACGATAATAAAGTTCAAGTTTTATACTTTAATTATAAAACCTATATGAACGAAGTTTATAAAATGAAGCAAACTGCTACTGGAGCGGAAAAAGCTATCGAAAAAGATGATTCATTTGATCCACCTGATTCAAGCGCTAATTTCAACAAAGAATCAAGGTCAATTGAATGTTTATATGAAGGAGCCTTAGTAATAGGAACTAAAAAATTACTAAAATGGGATATGTCAAAAAACATGATGCGTTCTAAAAGCAACTTCACTAAAGTGAAAATGAACTATGCTATTTGTGCTCCTAGAATGTACGAGGGAAGAATAGAATCTTTAGTAAGCAGAATAACTGGTTTTGCAGACATGATACAATTGACTCATTTAAAATTACAACAAGTAATGTCACGTATGACTCCAGATGGTGTTTACTTAGATGCCGACGGTTTGGCTGAGGTTGATTTGGGTAACGGAACAAGTTACAATCCACAAGAAGCTTTAAATATGTTTTTCCAAACAGGTTCTGTTATAGGTAGAAGTTTTACATCTGAAGGCGATATGAATCCTGGTAAAGTTCCTATTCAAGAAATAACTAGTGGTGCTGGAGGTCAAAAAATGCAAGCTCTTATAGGTAATTATAATTACTATTTACAAATGATAAGGGATACCACTGGATTAAACGAAGCTAGAGACGCTGCTAATCCAGATCCTAAATCTTTAGTTGGAGTACAGAAAATAGCAGCAGCTAATTCAAATACAGCTACTAGACACATTCTTCAAGGCGGTTTATTTATAACGCAATCTATATGCGAGTGTTTATCGTTAAGAATATCAGATATTATAGAGTATTCACCTACAAAAGATGCTTTTATTCAAACTCTTGGCATGCATAACGTAGCTACTCTTAGTGAGATGAATAATTTGCATTTATACGACTTTGGTATATTTATTCAATTAACACCAGACGAAGAAGAGAAAGCTATATTAGAAGCAAACATACAAGCTGCTTTAGCACAGCAGAGCATAGAGCTTGAGGACGCTATAGATCTTAGAGATATAAAAAATATTAAACTAGCTAATCAACTACTTAAAATTAGAAGAAAAAAGAAAATAGCTCAAGACCAAAAAATCCAACAAGAAAACATACAGGCACAATCGCAAGCTAATATACAAGCCCAACAAGCTGCCGCTCAATCTGAAATGCAAAAACAACAAGCGATAATGCAATCAACAATGAATCTAGAAGAAGCTAAAGTAGGATTTGAAGCACAAAAACTTCAACAAGAAGCTAACATCAAAAAAGAACTAATGGAGTTAGAGTTTAACTATAACATGCAGTTAAAGAATATGGAGGTTGAGGGACAGAAAGGTAAAGAAGCGGAAAAAGAAAACCGTAAAGATAAAAGAACAAAAATACAAGCTTCGCAGCAAAGTGAGCTTATAGATCAAAGACAAAAAGGAACACCTCCTAAAAATTTCGAGTCAGCAGGAAATGATGTTTTAGGTGGAATTGATATGTCAGAATTCGGTCCTAGATAAAAACAAATTATTAATTATTATTATATTATATTATGGCAAAAAAGAAAAAAGAAGAACCAGTCGTGGACAACGAAACTGGTTCATTAAAAGTAAAAGAAAAAGTTGAAAAACAACCGGATGGTAACGAAACAAAAGGAAATGTTACTAAGGTTAAAGAAAAAATGAAAATGAAGCCTCAAGTTGTAGAGGAAACAATAACAAAAGTCGACTTAGATAAACCAATAAACCAAAAAGAAAATGAAATTAAAGAAAGTAATATTGACGACGGAGGAGTGGTTGAAATCGTTGAAGATGCCAACACCCCACAAGAACAAGAAAAAGTACAATCGGAAACAGAAACACAAGAAAATCCGGTTGTAGAAGAAATAACAAACGAGGAAGTAGATGAAATAAAAGAGATTGCTACAGAGGCTATTATTCAATCTGAAGAAGCTGGAACTGAACTACCAGAAAGTATACAAAAATTAGTAAATTTCATGGAAGATACAGGTGGTGATTTAGAAGACTATGTTGCACTTAATCAAGATTATTCAGAATTAGACAACCACTCTTTATTAAAAGAATATTATAAATCTACCAAACCGCATCTAACTGATGATGAGATTGACTTCGTTATGGAAGATACCTTCTCTTTTGATGAAGATATAGATGAAGACAGAGATATAAAAAGAAAAAAATTAGCTTTGAAGGAGCAAGTTGCCGAAGCGAAGCAACACTTGGAAAGTGTAAAATCCAAATATTACGAAGATATCAAGAACGGAAGCAAACTCACTGATGAGCAGCAGAAGGCAATTGATTTCTTCAATAGATACAACAAGGAATCACAAGAGAATCAAGCAGTGCAAGAAAAGCAATCAAATACTTTTGCTAAAAAAACAAATCAATTATTTGACGATAAATTTAAAGGTTTTGAATACAACGTTGGAGAAAAGAGATTTAGAATAAATGTAAAAGATATGGAAACTGTTAAAAACGAGCAGAGTGACATTAACAACTTTATCAAAAAGTTTTTGAATGAAGATAATTTAATGGATAATGCGAGCGATTATCATAGATCGCTGTTTACAGCGATGAATCCAGATACTATTGCTAATCATTTCTACGAGCAAGGCAAAGCCGATGCTTTAAAGGAAAGTATAGCTAAATCCAAAAATATTGACATGTCTGCAAGGCAATCACTAGCAGAGAATGTCAACACTAGCGGGTTTACTGTTAGAGCACTTAATGATGATGAACCTGGTTTCAAGTTTAAAATTAAAAACAAATAACAAATTTAAAATTACAAAATTATGGCAATTACTGCAGGAAGTTTGTTAAATAGCGTAGCTTCACATCAGAAGCAAACACTAGCAACAAACTACATTGACTTCAACCAAGATATGGGTTGGGCTCAACAATATTTACCAGACCTAATGGAAAAAGAAGCTGAAGTTTTCGGACCGAGAACTATTTCAGGTTTCTTATCC